GGCTTCTAAATTTGACGGACCCGAAAACCGCGATTCTCGCGTACCAGTCGGACCTGCTAACCGGCATTGTTCCCTCAAGCCGGTGGATCTTCGCCGCTGCGCAGCGCTTCGAGCGCGACCTGGCGCGCGAGGACATCTACATGGACTGGGAGTCGCTCGGCCGGCTCGCCGATCATTTCCGCCGGCTGAGCCTGATCGGCGACGCGAGCGGCGAGTCGTTCGAGCTGCACCCGTGGCAGCTGTGGTGCCTGGCGAACATATGGGGGTGGCGCCGGTCCGAGGACCACCTGCGGCGCGTGCAGCTCTCGATCCTCCAGGTCGCGCGTGGCAACGGCAAGACCACGCTCGCCGCGGGCCTCGCGCTGTGGGATCTCGAGCAGGCCGACGGCCGGCGCGTGCATGTCATCGCGAACACCGAGGAGCAGGCAGGCATTTGCCTCGAGACCGCGCGTACGATGATCCGCCGCAAGGCCGACTCCGGCTACCAAGCGCTGTGGGACCGGATCGTCGACAAGGGCCGCGACTGCGAGTTCACCGCCTTGGCGGCGCTTGAGCGCTCGCTCGACGGCCTGAACCCGTCCATGTGGATCGCCGACGAGGCGGCCGAGTTCAAGGGGCGCTTCCTGACGAAGCTCCTTACGACCGGCGCGAAGCGCAAGGAGTCGCTCGGCCTGATCATCACGACGCCAGGCGCGAATCCCGAGAACATATACGGGGAGCTTGTCGCCCAAGGCGAGGCGATCCTGAAACAGGAAGTCGAGGATGACACGATCATGCCGCTCCTCTTCGGCCTCGATCCAAGCGATAAGGCCGACGATGAAACCGTGTGGCCGAAGGCGAATCCCGGCATGCCGCACGGGCAGCCGGACGCCCGCTCCATCCGCCGCTCGTGGAACCGGATGAAGATGAGCCCGATGGGGCGCGCGGAGTTCGACCGTTACCACTGCGCCAGGTGGAACGAGAACACCGGCGGGTGGCTCGACATGGGCCTGTGGCCGACTGATCAGCCGGTCGACTGGCCGGCGCTGCGCGGCCGGCCGGCGTGGATCGGCATGGACCTTTCGAAGTCTCTCGACATGACGGTCGTAAGCGTGTGCGTGCCGCTCGACGATGGGCGGATCGCGATCCGCGGGCACTACTGGTGGCCGTCGGCCGACATCCGGCAGCGTGAGCTCGACTACCGCCTGCCGGTGCGCGCGTGGGCAGCGGACGGCCGGATCACGCTGACGCCAGGGCGCGAGATCGACTACGAGGCCGTGCGCACGCGCATCGGCGAGCTCATGGAGGAGTTCGATGTGCGCAGCATCGGCTACGACGCGTGGGGCTCGAGATACCTCGTTGAGCAGCTCGTGAAGGACGGCGCGCCGATGGTCGCGTACCGGATGGGCATCGGCACCTTCGGGCCGGGCTGTCAGCTGTGGCAGAACCTGTGGGCCGGGCGCAAGTTCGTGTTCGGCGACGATCCGATCCTCCGTCGGGCGTGCGCGACCGCGATCGCGCAGCGGGACCGGAACGGGAACATTCGGCCGATCAAGCCGAACGACAAGAGCACGATTGACGCGCTCGTGGCGTCGATCATCGCCGTCCATGTGTGGGGCGGCACGCAGGGAAGTTCCTACGACTAATTATGTTTAGAGGCGGACGCGCTAACAGTTAGATGCTAGCGTCCGAGCATGCTCGGACTCCTGCGACGCATGTTCGTGCAGCCGTGGAGCGCTACCTTCCTGCCTGGGGAGGAGCTCGATGTCCCCACGGTCACGCCGCTCAACGCGCTGCGGTATACGCCGATATACCGCGCGATCACGCTGATCTCGGGCGACATCGCGCGCCTGCCGTGCGAGATCACCGACAGCCGCAGCGATTCGCTGTGGAACAACCCGAGCCCGTACATGTCGGCGTTCGAGTTCCGCCGCTCGATGACGCTGCAGGCGCTCCTGTGGGGCAACGCGTTCGCCGTGATCAATCGGACGCGCGGCGGAGAGTTCCTCGAGCTTATGCCGCTCGATCCCGACGGCGTGTCGCTCGATCTTGCCGGCCCGACGCCCGTGTACAAGACGCGCACATTCGGCGACATCCTGCCGGAGAACATGCTGCACCTCCGCGCTCCGGGCCTCTCGGGCCTGTGGGGAGAGTCGCCGATCCGCCTGTGCACGACGAGCATCACGACGCTCGCGGCGCAGGAGCAGACCGCGCTCAACAACTTCAAGAACGGCGGCTCGCCGCGGCTCGCGCTGATCCACCCAGGCATGGCGAACGACGCAATGCGGCAGAAGATCGCGGAGGAGTTCAAGAAGCGCCACGGCGGATCGCGCAACGCCGGCGAACCGATCGTGCTCGGCGACGGGATCAAGCTCGAGCGAATCTCGAGCACGCTCGAGGACGCCGGCCTCGAGGCCGCGCGCAAGTATTCCATCGGCGATGTGTCGCGCATCTACGGCGTCCCCTCGAGCTACCTGAGCGAGGAGGTCGGCACCAATTATGGCACGATGGAATGGCTCTCGCGCATGTATGTGGACGCGTGCCTTCAGACCTGGCTCGCCGGGTGGCGTGCCGAATGGCTCGCGAAGACCGCGCCCTTCGCCGAGATGACATTCGACCTCGACGCGCTCCTGCGTCCTGGCGTTGCCGAGCAAATGGCCGCGCTGCGCACGGCCGTCGAGGCCGGCTTCATGACTCGCAACGAGGCGCGTGCACGGCTCGACATGGCGCCGCTCGACGGCCTCGACGAGCCGATCGTCGCGAAGAACATGGGCACCGGCGGCGGCTCCACGAACATCGGCACCGACACGAGCGCGCAGGAGGGCACTGCCAATGATTTCTAGGCGTTCCATCGACGCGACCGAGCAGAAGCTCGACGGGCGCACGCTCGCCGGCTACGCGGCCGTCTACGGCGAGGACTCGCGCGAGATCGTCGAGCAGGGCCGCGCGTTCGTCGAGCGGATCGCGCCAGGCGCGTTCGCCGAGACGCTGCGCGCCGGCGCCGATGTGAAGCTCCTCTACAACCACGACCCCGCCGCGCTTCTCGCGCGCACGAAGTCGCGCACGCTGTCGCTGAAGAGCGATCGCAACGGGCTTGCATTCGAGGCGACGCTGCCCGAAACGACCCTCGGCAACGATGTGCGCGAGCTGCTTGCGCGCGGCGACCTCACCGGCGAGATGAGCTTCGGCTTCTTCGTCGAGGACGAATCGTGGAACCGCACGCGCACCGAGCGCCTGGTGAAGCGCGCTCGGCTCGTCGAGGTCTCCATCGTGCAGGACGCTGCATACCCCCAAACCAATTCAAGCCTGCGGAGCGTGTCCGCGGCTGCAATCGAGGCCGCGCGTCTGCGGCTTGAAATCCACCTCCGAAGGATGGAACGACATGGATGAGCTGAACGACATGCCGAACACCGTGCACGAGTACCGCAAGGCGCTCGATGCTTTCTCCAAGCGCACCGGCCAGGCGACGCAGACCGTTGAGCTGCGCGGCTCCGGCGAGGAGCGCGAGAAGATCGCGCGCATGGATGCCGACCTTACCGCGATTGAGGAGCGCGCGCAGCTTCAGGCGCTGCAGCTTCGCCTGGCGAAGCTCGAGTCGCAGCCGATGTTCGAGACGCGCGCCCCGAAGGCCGCGACCCTCGGCGACGCGAACGACCGCTCGAGCGAGGCGTACGCCCAGCGCTGGCTGAACGCCGTGATCCGCGGCGACTCGCAGGAGATGCGAGCGCTGTCGACCGGCACCTCGGGCGCCGCGATCCCGACCGACCTTGAACGCCGGATCATCAACAAGCTGCAGCAATCGAACGTGCTGCGGAGCATGTGCCCGATCACGACGATCGACTCGAAGCGCACGATCTCGGTCGAGGGCTCGCTGCCGACCACCTCGCTCGTCGCCGAGGCCGGATCGATCTCCGCGAGCGATCCGTCGTTCGGCACTGCCATCTCGGTGGTGCCCTACAAGTATGTCACCGCCACCAAGATGAGTCAGGAGTTCATTGAGGACGCCATCGGCAACGGCGGCATCGGCTCGGGCCTTCAGTATGTCGCCGACAAGTGCGGCCTCTCAATCGGCCTGGAGCAGGAGAAGGCGTACACGATCGGCACCAACAGCTCGCAGCCGGAAGGCATCGCGGGCTCGTCGGCGAACACCAAGCTCGTTTCGGCGTCGCAGGTCACCGACCTCGGAGGCTCGGCGGTCACGACTGTGACCGGCGACAACCTCATCGACACCGTGCACCTCGTTCCGCCGCAGTACCGCAGCTCGCCGCGGTTCTCGTGGCTGATCTCGGACACCTTCCTCAAGACGGTGCGCAAGATCAAGGTGAACACCACCGACTATGTGTGGAAGGTCGGCAACGAGGGCGGCATCACGAACGGCGCGCCCGGCACCATCTACGGCGTGCCGTACCGCATTGGCCAGTATGTGCCGACCGCGACAACGAACAACAATGTCTTCGCCGTCGTGGGCGATTTCCAGTACTTCGAGATCTTCGACCGCACCGGCATCACCTCGATGATGGACCCGTACTCGGCGGCGTCGACTCACGAGACCACGCTGTATGTGTACACGCGCACGGACTCGAAGATCACGCTCGCGCAAGCGTTTGCCGCGATCACCTGCTAAGCCATCTTCTTCCGACGCCCAGGGGGGGCGAAAGCCCCCCCTAGGGTCTTATGACCATCCCGCTCCTAACGATCAAGTCGGCCTTGAAGGTCGACTACGACGATGACGATCGCGAGCTCACGAGGCTTCGCGAAGCTGCCATGTCTTTGATCTCGAGGAACACGGGCCTCGCGTTCGAGGTGCAGGACTCGACGCTGTACCTGGTCGAGTGGCGCGACACCACCTTCCCCGTGCAGCCGTTCCAGTCGGTTGCGAGCGTGAAGTACACAACTGGCGCCGTGCTCACCACAATGCCGAGCACCGACTATTGGATCGACCGCAGCGACGCGCTGCCCGTGCTGCGCTTCCTCGAGCAGCCCGGCCGCGACGATGGCACCGCGATTCTCGTGAGCTACAGCGTCGGCTACGCGAACCTTCCGCCCGAGGTCGTGCACGCGTGCATCAGCCTAATCGGGCACTGGTATAACAACCCCGAGGCGTCGCAGCCGATCTCGATGTCGACCGTGCCGCTCGGCCTTCAGTACATCCTCGAGTCGATCACGACGAAGGCAGCGATCCGATGATCTCGGCCGGCCGACTCAAGTGGCTTGCGACCGTGCAGACGCCGTCGACCTCGCAGGACGCGCTCGGCATGCGCGTAGAGACTTGGACAAGTGGCGCAAGCTTCCGGGCCGACCTGCGCAACGACTCCGGCAACGAGACATCCTACGCCGACGGCGTGGCCGTCCTGAAGAGCTACGAGGTCCGCGCGAGGTGGCAGGCCGTCCAGGGCGCCGGCCTCACCGAGGTCGACCGACTCTCGATCCGCGGAAAGACCCTGCGCGTTAACGCCATTCGCAACCTCGACGAGGCCGACCGCGTGGCCGTGATCGACTGCACGGAGGTCGTATGAGCCTCGAGAGCGCCGTGCGCGCCATGCTCACCGCGGGCACTACGATCAACCTGGTGCCCGACGCCCGCATCACGCACGGCTACCGGCTCCAGGACACCGCGCTGCCGGCGATCACCTTCGAGGTCTTCCAGTACACCGTCGAGGGCATCGGCTCGTCGCCGATCAGCCGGTGCGACATCGAGGTCCGCTGCGTGGCCGAGGCGACCGTCGACGCGCTCGCGATCGCCGCGCAGGTCCGTTCGGCGTGCGTCGCCGGCACTTACGACGGCATTGTCTTCTCGGCCGTGATCGACACGGGCGGCAGCGCCGACGCCGCGACCACGGCCGACGGCGACGAGTCGCTGCCCGCCGAGTACGCGCAGACTTTCACGATCTTCTACACGGAGTAAGTCATGGCACTGAGCACCAAGGTCTCGAGCATCACATGGAACGCGCTCACGATCACCTCGTGCGGTTCGTTCACGATCAGCAACAACCGCGAGACGGTCGATGTCACCGAGATCGGCTCGAACACGCGCGCCTTCATCTCGACCGTGCAGACCGCGACCGCATCGTGCGAGATCTTCTACGACCAGACCGAGAGCTCTACCGCAGCGCTCGAGGGCGCGATCAGCACCGGGTCGGCCGCGACCCTCGTCGTGACCGTCACGACCGGACAAACCTACACGGCCTCCGCAATCGTGACGCGGTTTGAGATCACCGGCTCGGCCGGAGATGTCGTGCGCGCGGCCGTCGACTTTCAGCTCACCGGAGCAGTGACGATCGCATGAGGTCGATTCGAGACGCCCTCTCTCTTGCGGACCATCGCACCGAGGTGTGCGGTGCGGTGGTCACGCTTCGCCGGCCGTCGGCG